GATAAAGGAATGGGAACTGATATCTCTGAGTGCGAAAGAATCACTTCTGCTCGTACAGGAACTTGGGTTAGATTTGTAGATCGCCAAGCTTTGAGAGATAGGTACAGCGAAGTCACTCCTATTTATCATAGGTTTACGAGTCTAGCTAATCATCTAGAAGAAGTTAGAGATAAAGGGAACAAAGCTGTATCTAACTCTCTTTCTGAATGGAAAAGGAATGGAGAGGACGGAGGATGCCCGTACCCTGATGCCTTTCGTAAAGACAAAGTCATAAAAATATACCAAATTGGAACTCTTGTTGTAGTAAAGATCATAAAGAAATACGATGGTCATAGCAATTTCATAATGACAAATGTTCATTTAGCTAGAGTGATAGACTATTTAAAAGGTGTAGCAAACCTCTCTCTCTTTATGCCAGATATAGATGGACTGGAAGTTGGTATAAAGACGTTGCTTAAGCTTATACGTTATCAGATTAATATTGGAATTAAAGCACCTAACGGAGTTGGAGGAGTTTTTAAATCTGCTCGTCAGATACTCTTCTTAAGAGGTGATACTTCTTGTGTTCTTGGAAGCAAACCCGTCAATTTGTACTCATCTGGAATAAGTGGTTACAAAGAAAAGTATGCAGAAGATACTGCCGATTTCTTGGATGACATTACCAATGATAGGAAATCTGCGTTAAACCTTGCAAACATTTTCAAACTCGTCCCACATCCTGATCAGGACATGTCTGATGTATTCGAGACCATAGAAGGATCTAAAAGTAGCAATCCGGTTGATGACACTCGTATGGACAGATTCGAAGGTAACACTAGAAAGTCTATTTATGAGTCTTTGACACAACAAAAGATAGATATCAGAGCAGAACCTAAGGATTTTAATGACGACATTGCTTCTTCTTTTGCTAATCTTATTAATTCAACTTCCACACCCACCTCTTCTGTTCTTGCAGCTGGTTACACTAAGTGGGCTGCTATAAGGTTCATTAAATGCAAAGGGTTGTTTCAAGAAGACAAACAGGATATTCCAGTCTCTAATAAAGCGTCTGCTCCTGAAGTAAATATTAAAGGATCCGAGATAGACAATATCGATAAGATAACAAAAATGAGTGACTATAAGAACTTAAAGAAGAAACTAACAGCTATTAACGATGTTGTTACTAGACTTGATGGTAAGGATGACCTTGACTTCAAAGAAGGTCGTAAAAGGTTCAGGAACATAGTAAAATTACACGAAGATTTTGAGAGAAATTATCTTGCGAAAGGAATTAGTATAGATGACATACCTAGTGATGATCTCTCTGAGTTTATAAGGAAAGAACCTGAATCTAGATATTCAGTATTAACAGAACCTAAGTTAGGAGAAGTTCACAAGGAGTTGACTAGACTATTCTATATGGCTGAGCAAGCTCTTAAAGTAATGACTCAAGTCTGCGAAAGATTCACTAAGAAAGTTATCGGTAAGGCTTCAGGTATCTCAATTACTAAAAGCTATAGAGCAAGGAGGAAAGAACTTGAATCTATGCTTCATTCTCATACAGGAATTACATTTACAGAGAATGATGATGGAGAAATATCCGTTTTATTTACTTCTTTTGATATGAGCGAATTTTCTAAGAAATTCTCACAGAAGATCGTAAGAGCAATTGGACAGATACTAACTGAACTTTCTGGAGAAGATTGGATGTCTAGAATAGATGTTTTCTTCAGGGCTTCTGTAGTTTACCATAACACAAGAGGTTTTGTAGGAGTGAAGAGCGGAATTAAGGGTGGATTCGAAGGTTTCTTAAACTTTCTATGGACACTTGCTATGAAAGTTGTTATGGATATAGCGACTCAAGCTACTGGAGTGAATGGTGTTCTTGCAGTTTACAGTGATGACGGATTGTTGAGATTGTACATTAATGGAGACAAAATCATGATACAGAATAAAATAAAGACAATACAGGAAGTCTTCAAGAGTTATGGACTTGTATTTCATCTTGATAAAACAGTCGTTTCTGCTGAGATACTTGAATACTTAGGTGTGTATGGAGAAAACGGAAATATAATTCCTACATGGATTAAGGAACTTAGTTCAGTAGGTAAACGCAAAAGATCAAAGGGATTAGAAACTGTATATGATCGTGTGAGTTTATGGGAAAGTCAGTGTTCTGCTTTAGTAAAAGCTAATGGCCCTACTTACCCTTCGTTCCTGCTTAAAACTATACTTACTGTAAGCACCCTGAGAAGGCTTAACAGAAGTGCTCCTTCTAGTTCTCTTTGCATACTAACTGCTATTCCGTTCTCAGCTGGCGGATTTAGAGTCCCTTCAATTAGCGAAAGCTCGATCTTAAGTGCGATAGATAACTTGAGTGAATTCTCAGCAGACATGGAACTAATGAATGAATCTTATGGCAACCAAGTAGCCTCTGTTCTTAGTCATATATTAGACAACCTTAAGAGTAAACAGGAAGCAGAAAAAACACTTGTATCAGGAAGTCTTCTCCAGACTACCCTTTCTGACACTTCTGGAGATAGTGTTACCAGGAAACTCCTAGACAGCTCAAGTATGATCGGTAGTGGGAGTGTAGATCCATTTAGTGATAAGATAAGAAAAGAGATACTGAGTGAACTTAGAAGAAGTGAAAACATAAGACCAAAGACTGTGAGATCTGTTATACAAGACATACCAGACGTTATAGAGTACAATCAGTCTATGGCTATTATGAAAAGTGACGCTGCTCTTAAATTTGTAAGCAAGAAGAATATAAGAGATGCACAGTTTAGTGATACTAAGAGATGCAAAAACTCAATAACTGACTGGGTGAATCAAATAAGACTTTACGAGGGAAGCCACAAAGTTGTGAATAGCACAAGTGTCACAAAACATATAATAGGAAAATTATATCCTGATTATAACATATCGTTCATGATAGAGAGCCCTAGAGTTGCTCTTATCCCAGTTGAGGAAGACCCTCATATACTTACTACATTAGAGTTCACGTCTAGAAAGAAACTTTTATATCAAGAATACAGAGAACCGACGGCAAAGTTTCTAGGTGCTCAACTAAGTCCAGAAGCTACTGCAGAAGCAAGTCATAACACTAGGCAGAGAAGGTATGAAAGATTTGTAGCTAGTGCAGCTAGGATGGTAGCTAGCAATAGAAGTATGTTAAGTGTTTACTATATAATTGCTAATAGCTTTGGTTTACCTTGCCCTACGATTCCTTCAAATACTGTGATATCTTCCCACAGATCTAGTAGAAATTTTGGTTCTAATGCTGTCACAGTCTTTATGCCTATACCTTTCCATGCATTAATAAACTCTCGTATGAGCAATAGAATGTGGAGCGAATTAGACAATGACAACAGAGCTGATAGGACGACTATGGTAGAATCTGCTAGAATGTCAACTCACTTGAACACTATAACTAGGATTAATAATGACTCCAATCAATACAGACCCATTTTCCCAGTCCTTTACAATATAAGATCAATTGCTGACAACACAGCTAATCCTGAGTTCATATCTATAGTTTACCCTAGGAGAGAACTTATAGACACATTCGCTACGAAGAGCTTTATAACAGTTATAGTGGAAGAAAATTCTCAAGCTAACATGGCTGAAAGCACGATTAACACTGAAGAGATACTAGACACAATAAAAGATACACCTATGAGCAGAGCTATATTGACTAAGAGTTTTGAAAGGTGGCTTCACTCAGTGTTGATGTCTGGAACTGGAAGCAACTCTATCCCTCCCTCTATACCTGACGTCTGGAAGTTAAATTCTTATGCAGAATCTTGCGTTAATGTAAGTTACAAACTGTGTGCACCTAATGTAAGAAGAGCTATTAAGGTCGCATTTTCTAGATTTGCTGAAGAGACCACAAGCATGGGTGTAGAAGAGTCAATGGAAGAAGTAAGTGCTATACAAAAGCTCAACCAAGATATGAATAAGAGCAACTGGGCTTTTGACATATTTGATGAAAATATAAAGAAAGTCACTACGTCATTGTTACTACTTGATATGGACAATAGAGTAGCTGAACAACTTAATGAACTTGATGTCTCTAGTCGACTCTGCATGAAGATGTTAGTTACTTTTGTGAAGAGATCTAGCGTCACTGGTGGTGTATCAGTCCCTACTATAGTAATAAACACAGATGATTTTGCTGACTCAAGACTTTCTAGAAATGTTAAGAATGCAATAAAGGAAGCTGTAGACTCTAGTTTAGCTCTTTACTTGTCTAGAGGGGTCGAGCAAGTGCATTGGGAGGACGGAAGAGATACTATTGTTAACTTCTTGTACATACTTAAGAACATGATAAGACCATCAGGACACAGAGGGACTCCTTTCAATTCTCACATGCTATCTATTCAAATGATAAAATTTGAACTTTTTATCCAAAACTGTTTTTATAATGATGTTACAGAATTGAAGACGTCTGACTTAGAAGAATACAGAATACCTTACAGAACATGCAGGAAGATTATGAGCACTAATGCTACAATTGGAGGAAGATCGTCAAACACAAGTGGAGATGATATGAGGACTTGTCTCATACATGAAGGAGTTCCCACATGGATGATTGCAAGAGCTAATTATATTTTAAAGAGAATAGGAGACAAATATAGAGGTAACAGTATAAGCTTGGATAATATAAATGATGACAACATGTTTATGCATAAGATGTTGAATTATGTGCTAGATACGTACAACTCAGTAATAAGTGAATCCGTTAGCAATTTAGTGATAAGACATAAGAGAGAGGCTGAGAGTATTGGAAATTCAGTTCTTATGACGCCGGTTGATGAAGCAAGCCTCATAATCGCTGACATAAACGAAGGAGATTTTGTAGCTTATGAAGAAGATATTAATGCTACGTTGTCTGAGAAAACTAACAGAGATATCATAACTAATTTAATTATAGCTCATTATTCTCGTTGGAGGACTTCTGGATACAACTCGATACCTGAAGTCAACAAAATCATGAAAGCACACGGTATATTCGGTGAGTGCACGCTTGACATCAGGAACTACAACTCTAATCCACTTGTAAGAGAAGAAACCGATGCTGATTACACACTAAGCAAGAGTGTATATTACAACAGAGATACTCTCACACATAATTACCTCTATATTAACAGACTGCCTGGTGGTATGGCGATAATGGCTAAAGAAAACGAAGAAGAAAGATACATTTTGTTTAGCATTATACCTAAAGGAGTTTTTACTATAAACACTGATTCTGTAAGCGAACCTGTATACTTGGAACCTTCTGAATCTATAGTTCCAGTCTACAGCGTCGAGAAAGTTTGGAGCGATATGTTTGCTATGGCTGCTGCTTTAAACTTGAGGCCTCATTCTGTTATGAAGAGAGGAGAGATTGGATCTATAGTTGTGCAGCAATCATACCAAAGACTTGTAGGGGCTAGGACAAACACTGAAAATGAAGATATGTTCCTTGTAGCTATGGCTGAAGTAGTGAGAGGTGCTTGGTCAATAGATCTTAGTAACAGAGTGCTGGCTATGTTTATTGCTTGGCATACAAGTGATGGAGAAGTTAGTATAGCTGATTTCAAAGAATGTGATAAAGCTATAAAGAGAGTTCTTTCGAGAAACGATGCTGATAGAAGAATGGCTGTCGCGGCTAGTGCATCAGCTGTATGGACTTGGATAAAGTTAATGAATATATCAGCTGGAGAGAAAATTAACACTAACCTGGTCATGAAAATCGTGAGAACTGTAGGTAGTAAAACTGTTAGAGGTGGCAGTCCTGCTGCTTATTACAATATGCCAGCTAAAAGCTTAAGAGAAGTTAAGGGTTCTAGGAACACGAGAAGTATAGAGCAGATATTAGTCTTTGCTAGTGGTCTAGTATTTATGCCTCCTCCTGTGATAGATTACATGTTAATAGAAGCCGAAGATGAATACGGTGACGAATGGTAATGTCTTAAACAACCTAGAAGACGATCTAGCATTATTAAGTGAAACAAGAGGTTAAGCAACAGTTTAAAAAAGTTTTAATCTATTAATTTTACTTATTTGTGTAGGATTGTGCGTGATTTTTG